TGGTTTCCCAGCCGCCTATAAGATCTTTTACTCAGTTGCAGTAACTGCTGCAAGTTTTTCAGCTTTGTTGGTACATCCTGTAAGATCGATACCCTTATCAGTTGCATAAGCCTCTATCTGAAGTACCGTCCAAGAATCATCTGGCGTACCTTCGGGATAACTATTCGTTTCTGTGGGTTCTTTACTATCTGTAGCTGGCTTCGCACGATAGATGTCATAGGGGGTCTCACCGTCATCAAGAGCAGTGAAGGTCATGCCATACACCATAAGATCGCCCTTCTTGTGTGCAATATCATCGAGGGAACTGACCATTGCTTTTTTAAAGACAGTACGACGCTTAACCCCGTTTGACTCAAGCTCCTCAACTACAACAGGAATAGGCTTACGCTGATTAGCCCTCTTTGAGATGTGCTTGATGTCTCCATTTTCATCAACCTCAACATTGTTGGCTCCATAGCGCACTTTCGCAGCAGTCGGACGAGAGACTTCAAGCATCTCAAGCTTAAAGGTGCTTTCCTCACTGTCCACTGTAGTGAGCATTGGAGTACCATGCCAGCCTTTATGGGTAATCGAAGAAATGTTTTCGGAATCAGTGAATCCATTTTCAGAAATCTCTCCGACAGACTCCCATTCTTCATCAAGAGTCGTAGCCGCATCCGTAGGAATAGTCGCGTTTTCATCAAAAGTAACGTAGACACATCCACCTTCGCAGGGTTGACCCACTGTAACAAGCGTAGGGTCGATTCCGTTGTTTTCCATAATTCAAGTCCTTACTAATAGTTGGTAATTGTGTAAGACAGATACCAGCGCGGAGTGCGCAAGTCGGGATCAGGATCTGACCTCATCGATTCCATCTCTACGCTTGCGTATCCATCAGAAAAGTTCAGGCGACCTACGATGTCGGCAACCTCTCTAGCGAGAGAAGATGCCTCATATTCGCTTGTCGCCCAGCAATAGATGCCGATACCTGCTTTATCCAGGAGCGCGTTCTGATAGCGTCCCCCTTGGCGGTTGAGCGTTACGCATGTGTCAACGCCAACAGGTCTGTCAGTTGCGACAGGGACATCGAGAATTAAGCCGAGCCGATCTATGAGGTCGCTCACTACGTCTTTCATGGCTACCTCCTAGTGGCATTGGATCGAAAGCGATTTATGCTTCGCTTCGTTTCGTGCTCCGATGCTCGTTCTGACATAGGCAACCCCAACAGCGGTACGGTCGAGCACATCGACTCGTGAGCCATAAGGCTCAATCTTCATGCCAGAGTTGCTTGCATGCGCATGAGCACACGCATTTGCCGCACTTGCCATCTTTCGCGCCTCTTGCAAAAGAGCTTGTTGCATTGGTGCAGCCTTGCAAATCTCGATAAGCCCTTCTGGATTTAAGACAAAGCTAGCCATCGCACACCTCCGCATCTACGGGATAGTTCCATTCACCAGGAGTGTTGTATTCAGGGAGCGGGACAGGATCGCCAATAACGCGATACTTGCGTCCTCTCCAACAGATAAAGCATCCACGCAACTGATCTTCGTATCCTTTTGGAAAATGAAAGCGCACCGTGGTACGCGAGCTGTTGGGGCGTTCAGCGCCGAACTCTCTGACCTTTTCAAGAGAGACATAAGGATCAACAAGAACGTTATCTACCTGTTCTTCGTCCCAGTTTTTGACAGGATTACCGAACGGGTCGATGCTATCTACGGCAGGCTTTAGCACCGTGACCCTCTCGCCCCTCATGATTTATCTCCAAAAATCGGAGGGTTAAAGCACGCGATACGTTGTTTACGCAAAGGAAGCCCAAGAGAACGTCTCTCGTTCTTCGTGATATACATATCCCCTGTCGGATTCGCGAAGGTGCGCTGCTCTGAATAACTACCCGCCATACGATTAACACTTGAAACATCATCAAGTGGACCGCTCGATAAAACGCGCCTAGCCATGGAACAGCACACGCGCACTAAGTTCGCAGATTGGATCTCATCGCTTTCATCGATCGTCTCCCCTGCCCGACTAAACTCTGATCGCAAGATCGCCGAAGCGTCGGAGAGGAGCGTTTCTGCACGCTCCTTCTCCGATTCATCCAGCAACCTATAGCGCAGTTCAAGTTCTTTTACGGTTGCGAATGGTTCCATGGCTCACCTCTTAAACGATGCCAGGGAACTTGGCCTCGATCTTAGAAGTGATCGCTGCCTTGGTGGTGTCGGCGCTGTCAAGCTCGATGCCTTGCGCAGCACAGAACTCCTTGAGTTCATCGGTGGTCATATCGGCGATAGCCTTACCGATGCGTGCGCTCACGATGAAGTCCTGATGCTCAGCGAGGATCATCATGCCCGACATTGCATGAGTTTCAGCAGACACGTTCTTATAAGCTGGCTCATGAGCAACACCAAGGATGCCATTTGCAGATACCTCGTAAGAAATACCCGCCTTATCTAGCTCGGCGAAATCAGTGCCATAGATATGGATGTTCTCCGCAGGAGTGATATACACGACACCCTGAGGAATCTTGTTTGTGACAAAAAGATTGCGAACGCCCAAGAAATTCTGGATGTACTCCATGCCATAAAGGGTCTGGGTGGTCACCTGAGCGTTTGCGAGCAGATCAGCAATATCGTTGCGGTTAATGAAATGCACGATGTCATCAGCCGAATCGCCGTTATCCTCAAGCTTGTTCTGCAAAGCAGCCTCGCCGTAAGCAAGAGCAGCCTGAAGCTTAGCTCCTACCGCAAAGGTAGCAGCGTTGCCAAGGTGCTTGAAAAACTCCGTGATGCGCTCTGCGCGAATCTGCTTGACCATTTTGTCGTCGGTCTTACCAACAGCGATAGAAAAACCGCTCTTGAGAATTGCTTCAGCGGTAGTTGCCTTACGATAAGGCTTCGGCGTAAACGTACCGATCGGCACCTTATCGACCTTGTACTGCGACAGAGGAACATCTTCGCCCTCTGCGCGGGTTTCAGATGTCAGCTCACCAGTGACCTTATACTGGAACATCGTCTCACCGGCATGCATAACCTCAACAGAGGTGATGCCGAGAATCTCCATCAATCGATCGGTTTCCTGATCGAAGTTGCGGATCATCTCGCGGTCAAGACCAGTACACATCTGTTCGGTGGTAATGGTGTTAGTTGGTGCTGGCATTTGCTAGCTCCTTTCTTAGAACAGCTCGGGATGAAGAGCCATCGCGCGGACACGCTCTTCTCTGTTCTTGATCTGGTAGATTTCTTCTTTGGTGACAGCAGGCGGATTAGCCGCGCCCGTGTCATTAGGGAGCGTTGGATACATTGGCATCGCTTCTTTGATTTGCGCTGCGTGCGCCTGGATCTCTTCGAGGGTTTCCCCTTTCAAGACCTCAGCAGGTACGCCCGTTTCTTTGCTTGCCTGGGCTTTCCACTCGGAAAGCTCTTTTTCGTGCTCGAACGTAGCGACCTTCTCTTCAAGCTCTGCTTTTGCTGCCTGCTCATCAGCCAGCTGCTTTGCGAGCGCATCCGTCTCTTTAGCATGCTTGGCGTTCTGCTTGTCGATGCGAGCTTTGATAATCGCGTCGGCTTGCTCTTTGGTCAGCACATCATCAGAACCTCCCGCGGGTGGGTTCTGCTGGCTGGCTGCTCCCGAATCCACGGGAGGTTCAACCTGAGTTGAGTCATCAACTTGGTTTTGATTAGGCATAGATAGCCCCTTTCCCGCCAAATGGCGTAATAGAATGCGCGATTTTCCCGCTCGCGCCGCGTGAAAAAGCCCCGAAAGAATCCACTTCCAAGGCACGAAAAAAGCCGCCCCGAAGGACGGCCTAATTCCATTTGTCGCTGTTTTATCAGCAAAGACGTATGTGGTAAAATATGTGTTGAAGGAGCCACCCCCCGCCTGAATAAGGAGGGCAATGGGAAGCTCCTTTATTTTTTGAGAGCTTTTATCTCTGTTTCAATGTTTTAGCGACATTCTTTCGATCAGTAGCATCTCGCCATTGTTCATAGAGAGAATCAGGGTCATACCCTTCTATCTCTTCTTCGCCAAAGTTCGGGACGATTCGGCAATCACAATGAGGGTGATAATGGCCATCTGCACCTGCGCTCGTCTTGCTGCGGTACACGAACCCACGAGAAGCGAGCATGATACAAAACATGCACGTCTCAGCTCCTGAAGGGACTCGTGCAAACCGCACGTCCAGAGGGTCGATTTCACTATTAAGGTAGACACACTCACCAGCGGCGCGTTTGATCTCATAGTCTGCGCGGTCGGTGAAAAGCGCAAGAGAATCAACTATTCCCTTGCCTGCTACACCGTCAACAAAGGCACGGATGAACCCCTCTGTTGCTTCGGGTTTTCTCCCAGAATCAGCAGTAGCCCCTAAACGCTCACCTACAGAAAGCTCGCGTATCTCGTCATAGAAGTCTGCTGCATAGGCCGCCGCCATGTCGGTCGACACGCCATAGATAGGATCGAGTGTCTCTATGAGCTTTTCACGGAGATCAGCGACGCTGTCGAACTCGATATTTGCAAGGCTTTGAGCAACGATGCGCCTAGCGGATACAGATAAACCGTTGAGCTTACGCGTATAAGAATCGATGACCTCTCTAGCTATCATCGCTTCTCACCTGAGCCATCTCATTCATGAGCATCTGACGGGCTTGAATCTTGTTCTTCTCGCTCATTAGGCGCTTGCGTGTTGCATCATCGAAACCGACCTCTTCAAGAAATACCTCGGTTTCAGCAATCCAAGGTGCAGCTGCAGCCACTTTGACCATCGCGTCAGCTTGCGAAACAATCGAGGGCAACGCTGGATTCTTGAAATGAGCCTGAATGCTCTTCTCTGCATCCGTTAACTCCGAATAAGGCTTGTTCTGGTCAATACAAAGAGCCATCTTCATAAGTTCGCACAACGCATCACCGTTAGTGCTATTGAGGCTTTGCGCCTTGATGACCAAATCTTCTTTTGCAGCGTATATTGCTTCAGCTGATGCAGGGTTATCGTGAATAACGCCAAGGCTTGAAATAGGTATCGAGGTCTCACCAGAGAAGCGTGCTGCAAGGTCTCGCATATACTCCGTATGCGGCTGCATGCTTACTTGTGGAAGCTGTCCGTACTTCGGAATATCTCCGTCCTCATCCTTGCCAGCTGTGAAGATCGAGCCAATATAGGTTGACCATTTATCTCTATCGAAGTCCTCCTCACTGGCTCCCAAAAGATATTTTTGAGGAACTGTGAAAAACTCGCTGCTAAGCTCACCGCGCAAGCTCGCACGGATCGCACAAGCAGAAAGGCTCATGACAGACCGTGTGATCCTCGATTTGCCAAAAGGCCGTTTAAGCGATGGCTTGTAGGCCATGGGCACCATAAGTGGACGGCCCATGATATGTTTTTGCTTGTTTACACGCCAATTCCCACCAACATCTTTGGTGAACACATAAACCATTTTGTCGGAGTGCATCATCACGCAAGATGGTTCAGGCTTGCCTGAATTCTTTCCGATCTCCATATCAGTGATGACAAGACCCCAGTCAATACGCTTCTTCCGATAGTTCCACAGACCTGTTGCATTCTCGGCGGTATGGAAGTTGATAACAACCTTCGGTTCGTCTTTTTCACCACGCATCACAACCCCGAAAGCACAACAGTTGATAAGCTCGCTCTGCGTTGCCTGTTCGTAGGCTAAAATGAGCCTGTTTTCCTGCATGATACGCTCTGCTGCTTCGATGTCTTGCCCGTTATAGACAAACCCATCAAAGATAGAACGTTCAGCAAGGCAATCCACAGCCTTTGCAGACCATCCAAGGGCAAGTTCAAGTTCGGCGAAATCTTTAGGGATAGCAATGCCGAGGTTCTTCACGCCCTCTTTGGCCTCATAGTGGCAAGTACGCAGCTGATTGCGTGGAAGCTTAGCTTTCCAAACCCTTAACAAGGTATCAAGCTTGTTGCGCTCGTAATCGCTTAGTCCCTTTACTTGGCGAAGTGAATCGAGATTCATTTATCCAATCCTCATTTTCCTGTTCGGGTTTCTTTTAGTGGTCATGACTCCCCAGTGAGCAAGAGAGGCACTTTCAACAAGCGAGCAATCGAACGTGCCAGAGCCAAAGCCCCAACCTCCGTCTTTTCCGATGACTCGTTTTTGAGCAGCGATTGCCGACTCGCTCAATGCTGGCTGTCCTGCATGGGTGAGCTCTGTTTCATCGATAGCGTTGTAAAGCATGGTTGCCGCCGAACAAACATCTTTTGGGGCTGCAATATAAATACCGCGCTTTGGAAAGCCCCTATCGAGCAACTTTCGTTCAAGCGCAGCTGTATAACTTTTGCCATCGATTACGCAAATGGCACATTTCTGCCTACGCTCATAGAGCCAATCAGCAAGCCAAGCAATACCACCATCGGTCGGACGGTATTCGATGCACTCAATAAACCGTTTACCCTCTTGTGGTTTTGAAGCAACGGATAAGGCTACATGCTTACCATCGATTGAGAATTTCACACCATAGGCCAGCTTCTCTTTGTCTGTTTCTTTAGGCGCTTTCTCGACCTGGCAGCTTTCCCACTGCTCTTTTGTGAATACTGCATTGCCACCCTCACGGTTGTCCCACCAACCAAGACGCTCACGGGCAAAACCATCCTCAGTGAGCGTGTTGAATTCCTCTTCGACAAAGCCCTCATCGATACGAATGCCGAGTGCGGGGTTAGTGTCATACCACCTGCCGCAATCGGATACATCGCCAATCTCGGCGACTGACCACTCATGCCACACTATCTTCGTGTCCGAACCGCTAACCGCACCCTTGCGACGCTTTCTAAACACTGTTCCTGGACTTACGAGCGATGGTGGCGTGCCCGCGAAGATCATCTGTCTGTTTCCCGATGGAGCAGCCGCCAGGGTGGACATGATTGATTCCATCTGGTCATTGGTCAGCTCTTGCGCTTCGTCAAAAACCACTACGTCATAGGTCGAACCACGAGCACCGCCATTAACACGCGAAGAAAACTCAATGGATGCACCATTGTTAAGAACGATAGCCTCTTGACCATTCGTCCTTCGAATAGATACGACCATCTCTTTTAACTCTGGGTAGGTATCGTTTTCGAAGAAGGTGGCTAGGCGCAAGAATGCTTTTCGAGCAGTGTCTACGCGATGTGCGGTATGAAGGATCTTCTCACCGCAGGCGACGAGGCCGTATAGCTCACGCATCTCGATAACGGCATTCTTGCCATTCTGGCGCGGCAGCGACAAGCCACACGAAGTGACCGCGAACTTGTCATTCTCGTCTCGCTTCAGCCAGTCGTTCAGAACCAGCTGCTGCCAGGGGTCTGGGGTCAAGCCGTAAGATTCAGCGAGGTAGCATGCATCAGGGCCATCTGAATAGAGTCCTTCCCAATCATCACGTTTAGGCAGTACGTGAATTCTTGGCTCTTGAGAACCTACTCGTTTGGATGACATTTAATGGGGTCTCCCGTTTCTTCGGTTGTTCGCTCGTTACTTCATCATTGATACCAAGTTGCTTATTGAGCGCACGGATCTCGGCTGATGCTTGCTTCATCGTCGAGAGTTGAGGAAGTGCTTTCACGTCTCCTATGTTGTTCGCATAAGCGACCTGGATACCATCGTCTACCGTGATGTCATCTATGCAAGTCTCAACAACCTCATACCACTGGCAAAGAAGGGTTATCGCAGGGATGTCGGAGGCTTGGAAGCTGCGCCCTTTTGTTATCTCATCCCATTTCTGAGATTTGAATGCGCTTTTCTCGATGGAGCGCGGTTTCTCGATCATCTTCACAACCCGCCTAACAAATCATTGCAGGCACTAATTGCAAGATTCTTGACCACCTCAAAAGGTGCTCCAATGGCGCTCTTAGCGATCTCGGCCTTAACGTGCATCCATACCTTATTGTTCTGCACCGAATCAAGGAACTCGTTCCCCTCCCATGTCATGCGGTTGATCTCGGCACAAAGGTAATTGCCAGAAAAACCCCTCTTGACCGTTCCTTCCACGAGACCCGCCTGTTGCATGATGTCGAAGTGGTAAGCAACTACTTGAAAGTCATTCCTCTCGTCAACGAAGGTTCCTGCCTGAATGGAATTGTCGGAATCGCCGAGCGTGATAAGGATTTCACGCACTAAGTCCATATCTCGTTTCATTGGTTCCTCCTAGCAATAAAAAAGCCGTCTCCGAAGAGACGGCCAAAAGAGCAGGTAGCTCGATTATTCTGCGCGGCTAAGCGCATCGTTTACCATGTTGGCGAAATTGCCTTCATAGGACACTACCCCAACGCCTTCAATGTCATAAACGCCATCAGGAAGAAGAGTGCCATCGACATCGTGGAGCATCTCTTCGTCATCGAAATAAGCGCCTTTTGACAGCTTTATTGCTTCCATGGCCTACTCCTCATACTCGAACTTGAAGCCACTTTTCTTGGTTGCTGCTCGCTTGAACCAGCTAGCATAAACCTTTGCGCCAGCTTTGTTACCAGCTCGCAAGACTTCTCTGTGCGATTTCCCCTGACGTTTAGCCTGCGAAATCGCTGAAGTCATCGCATCAACAGCTTTGGAGCGGATTTTCTTTTCGGCATTTGAGTATTTGGTTGCCAGTTTGCCCCAATCGGCACTTTGGCTCACAGCCGAAAGCGAAAACGTTCCATTCACGGACGTGGCTCTAACTGTTTTAATTTTACCACCATCAAGGGCATAGATTCCCGGTGTAGCAATATCTGCAACAGAAAACGCTGGCAGCCCGCTAGGATGGTTATGGGTCAGCGTTGCGTTCTGGAAGAGCGATGCTGGTTCGTTTCCAAAGTTGACGCTATGAGCGCCGCCTTTGTACGCCGCAACAACGAACCCATTAGAATCGACCAATACCCCAGTTTCGTAATTGTTTGAGGCTATTCTGCTCTCAGCTTGCTCAAGGGTCGCTCCTACCGAAACTCTGTTTCCGTCTTCATATTTCTGCCAAGGAGCATTCAGCAGCTTTTCAGATGGTTCGCCACCACCACCTTGGGCAGCCAATTTCATGAGCATAGACCTGCTAACCGCTCCGCGTCCACCCATCACTTACCTCCAAATGCTGCGCTGTTGCTATATTCAACGACCTCAACGTCGCCATAATCGAAGCCACCCATACCGCCGTAGACCAGCAATCGTTTAGGCGACAGTGCTTTGATGGCAGCAGTAAGACCTTCTTGGTAGATCTTCGCTGCCAGTTCGTCTTCTTTGATACCCACGGTCGAAACAGCATAGGTGCTTTTCTTGGGAAGACCACCGAAGCAGAAGCCGTAAGAACGCTTATCAGACCATGAGAGCGTTGGGATGACCTTGCATCCGTTTCGCTGCCACAGGTTACCCAATGCGCGCCGTCGATACTCGTTCCACTGCTGCATCGGCAGCGGCATGTCCATATATAACGAAAAATCGGGCGTAAGGACAGCCTCGAACTGCTTAATCAGATCGAGGTATTTCTCGGGGTTGTTCCACAACCTCTCGAACTGGTAATCATCAATGAAGAAGTGCAACGTCTGGTTGGCGTCGACCGCTGTTTTCGCGTAATTGAACGCCAACAGGTCAGTCGGGACAAAGTTGCATCGTTTCAATGTCGGCATATCGAGCGCGCCCGACGTGTGCGAGCTATTAACGAGGCTTAGATTGTAATAATCATCAGTGCGCAAGCGTTCCGCGCCGTATGGTTTGACCTTGCTCTTGAAATCGAAGTTAAGCTTGGCCATGTCGATGCCCTTGATCGAGCGCACCTCTTCACGGAGCAACGCGCGATTCCACTTGCCACCCTCGCCAGTTCGGTTATCAGCCAGGCGAAGCGCCTTCACTTCATCATCGGTGAGGTCATCGCACCAGCAGATGTTTTCTTCGGGTATCTCCGTCCAGCCAAGCTGCTTACAAGCCTCTACACGGTGGTGTCCGGCTACGATGACCGGCTCGTCATGGCTGCGCAATTTGATCTGTCCACGAAAGCCAAATTGCTTGATTGATTCAGCAATCGCTGGGACCGAGGCCGAATTGTCTCGAGCGTTCTTTTCATACGGGATTATGTCCGCGATTAACAAAATGAGCTCCTTTGCTTGTGTATGGAGTAAAACCGCAGCTCAATACCCCTTATAGAAAAAAATTCAATTCGGGGGGATATAGCCCTATGCCAGAGGGGTGGCCGCTACCTAGGGGGAGAGGTATACCCCCCCTATCAAACAAAGACTTACAAGTGCCCCCACTAGCTCCTATAGGTACTCCCGCGCCCTTACTATCTACCAATCGCGTGATTTTGGCAGCAAAGCTGGACGATCCCCCGATGGGGTCATCTTGTTGCCCTTTTTCTGGTTACAAATGCGATGCGCTGGTTGCGTGTTGTCAAAGTCGAGCGGATTGCCGCCTCGACTAACAGGAACTATCTCATCAACCTCAAAGCTCATTGGATGACAAGCAGGAAGCGAATAGTCTATCGCTTGACCACAGAGGGCGCAGGGGTCCCCTATCGCCCTCCATCTCTCCCTGATACGATTACGCCTTGTTCCGTTGGATCGGCGCGGGTTACTCTTCTTGTTGCTCATTCTGCAAGCTCACATACGGTTCATGGGGCTATCGGCATTCCTAAAGCACTCTCCGATTCCACGGTATGAGGTCCTACGAATAACCTTTCCTTTGGGTGAAGGAAGCAAAGGCAACCCTAGGGCTATCCTAAAGGCCCTTGCTACCGTGGTAGCATACTGCCTTGATACCACTACCCTCCTAAGCTCATCAATCGTCATGTTCCCCCCCCAATAAAAAAAGCCGCCCCAAAGGACGGCTTCCACAATCATTTCCCGTTATTCTATTCGTGTTCTTGAAGCTTCTCTAGCTCATTCTCTTCTGCCCAATAGAACCAATCCTCATCGTATTGGTCTTCCGCTTCTATTCCATATATAACGCCTTCTATGCCTGTGTCTGGGTCAACTCCTTCGTCAATCCAAATCACAAAAGAAGGCTTTCCAGTTGGCTTATGCAACACTCTGTCATATAGATCAAACACTAGAAATCATCTCGCTTACCACGATGTGGTCTCACTGTTGATAATTCAGGATATTTCTTTCCTTTTGGAATTATCCATCCTGCAACTACCTTCTTCTTTTTGTTGATGCCAATCTCGATGTTTGCCTGAATATGTACCGTCCCATATTTATTTGGCTCTGAAATCCGAACCTTGGCCGTTTTCATCGCATCTCGTATATCAGACTGCATCCTTGCTTGGTTCTTCATATTATATCCAAGCGATTTGAAGAACTTCTGCTTGCCTTTTGATTTCTTGGGATTCAGCAGATAGTCGCTGACTTTTGCTCTCCTGATGATAGCGCGATTCAAGTTTGGCATGGCCAATGCAGTTCTTGACCATGTCCCTCTTCCGCCCATTACTCTCTCCAATGAAAAAAGCCGCCCCTTATCGGAACGGCTCTTGGTCACTTCTAACTGCTTACAGCTTATCAAAGATTCATGTATGTTTGTGTATGCAGTTTACAGAAGGGCAGTTGATTCGTCTTTTGCCATCAGACCACCTCTGCTTTCGGAATCGTATACCTTCTCCACTCTTCGGGCATGAGGTCATACACCTCTTGAATTGCTTTCTTTCTAAGGGACATCATGCCTTGCCATGAGTAACCCATCTCAACACATACCTGTTCCCATGATTTACCAAGAAGGTAATAACGAGTTAGAGCTGAATTATATTCAGGCTTAGAGAGGGCTTTGAATACGCCATGGGCGATATGTTGCTGCTCTACGTATTCTGATAGCTCTGTACAGTATTCTGCTATGAGTTCATGGAGCTTAATTACTCCATTTTCGAGATTGTCTCTTGATGTGCTTTGAGACACCGACTCGGTGTAGTTAATCCCCGATGGCAACATCAATGTTTTCTGACATTCGATATTCTCTTGGAGTGATTGGATTCTTTGGCTCAGAGAGCGAACGTAATCGAGATATGCTTTTGCGCAATGTTTCTTAACATCTGGATGGTGCTCCATGTGTCTCGCTCTCTATTCTGCTTTCAAATTGCATTTATCAGTATACCAAACATCCGTTCGTATATATAGAAAGCACCCCAACGATGGGGTGCTTTCATCAACGGTTATCCCTTGTAGTCGATGTTTTCTTTGTCTGGTTCCCTTTTGTCGTTGACAATATTTACCGCGACCGAAACCGCAGGAATCGCTAAGAATCCGAAGGACAAGGCGCTTCCTGTAGCAAGCAGAGCAGCAAAAGACATTAACGCAAATGACACATTAAGCGCGAAAGAAAGCCACTGATCCCGAACAACGCCCTTTTTGATCGATTCAGCCAACATGGTCAATCTCTTAGATTCATCGACCGTTCTAGCGTTGTTCCAATCAACCATTGCGTGTTGAGCAAAATCAGGATACTTATTGTATGAGTCGGGATCAGGAAGTTCACCCTGCCACTGCGTTATCTGACTCTGCTCTAACTGAGCAAAGAGGATTCCAAGTTCTTCTTCGGGGATAGACTCTATGATTTTTCGCGCAACTGCCTGGCGCTCATCATCGCTGCTGCTCGTCTCTGAGCAATCATGCTTTTCATCATGCGCTTGTGGGATTCCTTGTATGCCTTCTCCAACTTCTTGTTGGTCGTCAGCCCAGGGATTGTCAGTAACTCCAAAGTTGTCATTGCTCACAACCTCCTCCTTTTGTTCCCTCTTGGTAATGGATTATAACTTACAACTATGAATTCTTGTTGAAGCTTACGAAACGGTTTAGGTTACGAAAATTTCGATTAGCTGTTATGCTCCATGTCTTGGCGGATGAGATCCTTAATGTATCCCGATTTGTTAGGTTGGCTTACAAGATGCTCGTAAAGCTCTAATTCTTGCGGGCTGAATATGACAGTGGCGCGCTTGATGTTCTCTTTATCGTACTTTGCCGAGGCGCGTTTCTGCGCATCGCTTACTGGCATGGTATCTCCTTTCTTGGTATAATTATCGAACCATAAAGCTCCGGGGGATTCCTCCTTTCCCGCCCCCTTTGTGAGAGGGGGCGAGTTGTCGGTTTCCTTGTCTATCGCTTTTTGATTACCAGCCAAATAACCAACTTGCGAAATGTTAGCTCAACCCGGAGCTTTAATGGTCTCACTGTTTCCTCCTCTCATTTCTTACCGTTTCCTTTCTCATGTCGATTGCTTTTCCTTATGTCTCTATTATACATTATAAGGTATATATAATCAAGTATTATTTCAAACAATTTCTAAAAGTTTTCCCAGTTCAAACACAAAAAGACCCGCCACTAAGGACGGGTCTCAAGATTGGGAAGGCTTAGGTTCCGAAATTCCTAAGTGTCACGCTCACCCCATGCGCAGAAACCGTTAGGGTTTCGTCCATTTGCATGGAAGAACTCGCAGTAGTCATATGCTTTTGGGTCAGATTTCCTGCAATCCTGGCACCTCACGACTTCTTCGCCGTCTGCGCCACGAACGGTATATACTTCTTGTCCCCGCTGTCCAGCCTCGTATGATCTTGCTCGGATATAGTCAAGGCATTCGTCGCTGATGATATGCTCTGTCATAGCCCTACTCCTAACTCTTCGACCTGGTCTCGAAAGACTTTCGGTAGTACTTATCGAGTGCTCGGAGCTTTTCAGTCGTGCCCCATCGGCATACGCCGCCGCACCAGCCGTAGCCGTGCTTGTGAACCTCATTAGTGCCGCGCTTCTTTACTGGCCGTGCGAACATCGACCACCACATAGGGTCTTTTGGTCGTAGTTCGGTATATTTGACCCCGTGCTCTTTAAGCAGTGGTGCAACCTGGTCGCGAATATCGTAGATCGCATCGAATTCCATGCCTGTGTCGAAAAACACAACCTCGTTGAGCTGGTAGCAATCCCTAAGAAGGATAAGAAGCATTGCAAGGCTATCTTTCCCCCAGGAGACCGACGCTATGCTGTATTTGCCAGCCATCACTTATCACGCTCCATGAGTGCGGTTAGGCGGTCTGCGTAATCGAGCCACGCGTTCGGGTCGGTCTCCCAATTCTCGTGGTTGTTTCGCATATCGTCTCGCAGCTTCTCTAAGCTGTCGGGTTCGATGTGGGTAAGTTCAAACGCATCAACCCATGTCTGGCCGTTTTCGTTAGCAATGCAGACTCTATTAGTCTCTTTCGTTACGAACTTAACTTCGTTGCTGATGCTTCCGCCAACTAACCACACTGTATCACCCGCCATGATCTCAACGCCGTCTGCGTCTAGTACCTTGATTTTGCGGTTGACTGGCTCGTCTAGTCGTTGCTTAGTCCGGCCGTTGAGTGAAACGTAATCATGGCTGCCCTTCGTGTATGTCAGGCTACTGAGAGTTTGGTTATGCCCATTGTGATCTACGAACTCGTTCTTGAACTGAACAGGTCTACCATCCTCATAGCGTGGTCGTGGGATATAGTATTTCTCGATTTCGTCTGCAAATGCTTCGGCTTCTTTACTTGTTAAAACAGTGATTGCAGTTTCGTTAGAATACTCCCAATCTCTCAACCTCTCATGCAGTAGTTTTTTCTTCACTTGTTCATCTTCTTTCTGTCTCGTTGGTATTCACTGGCAG